AGCACGGTGAGATGACCAAGAAGACTGGTGCTTCTGCTAAGGGTCCTTGGAAGGCATTTATGTGTCCTTCTCCAAAGGGAACCCCAGACCAGTGCGACCCAGTATGGATTCGTCGCAACGAACCTGAATGGAGCACGTTCTAACACATGCGTACCCTTGCCCGTGCTGTCGGTAGTGCGGACATTGGTGGCGAACCTTTGCCATCGGTGTTCCGCACCTTCGACGTCAATAAAATCGTCATCCGCAGAGCGGAAGTGTCGATGATTGCTGGCACCCCTGGTGCTGGTAAGTCCACACTTGCGCTCGCCATCGCACTCAAGACGAAGGTTCCAACACTCTACGTGAGTGCTGATACCAACGCGCACACGATGGCTATGCGTCTATTGTCGATGATTACGGGCAAGTCACAATCCGAAGCGGAGCAGTTGCTTCTTGAGGATGTGGAGGGTTCACGTAAAGTCATCAATGACAACTCAGACCACATCTTTTGGTCATTCGAATCAGCCCCTACGTTGGCTGACCTTGACCAAGAGGTGATGGCATTCGAAGAATTGTGGGGGTGCTCGCCAACTCTCATTGTTGTAGATAACCTTATGGATATCTCCAGCGATGGCGGGGAGGAGTTTGCGGGTATGCGCTCCACAATAAAGGAACTCAAGTACTTAGCCAGAGATACCAACTGTGCGGTACTTGTGCTCCACCACACCAAAGAATCATACGTCGGTACGCCGTGCCAACCGAGGAGTGCCCTTCAGGGTATGGTTGCACAGCTACCGGCGTTGATTTGTACTGTTGGTTCCAATGCACCGGGCTACATAGCCGTAGCACCAGTGAAGAACCGATACGGTAAGGCAGACCCCTCTGGGGATACGCCTGTGTGGCTACAATTCAATCCTGAGATTATGGCTGTTGCGGATATTCCGGACAGGTCATAATGAAAGATATTTCGGAACTCAGGCCGGATTATTCTAAGGCGGTGGATATTCGTGGTAATCCAACCACGGTGTGCATCTGTGGGAGTTTCATCTGGAATCTAAAAGTACAGTTCGCTGAGGACGGTACGATTGGATTCTATTTCAGAGATATGGAGTGTGCTGTTTGTGGAACGCAAGCAACCGCCCCAATTGAGGAGTAAACATGAAACTGACAATAGTGTCCATCATGTCCGCTATTGTGCTCTTTGCGGGGAACTTGCAGCCCGTTGTGGCTGCGACGTCCATCCTGATTTCGCCTCCACCTGGAGAGCAAAGTGGGAGAGTCTTCTTTACACCAAAGGAGAAAGCAAAGATGCTAGCCAAATCGAAGATACAAAAAATGTATCCTAAGACCTGGAAAAAAGAATGGTCTGCACTGGCTAAGCTGTGGGGCAAGGAGTCTGCGTGGAATTATCGCGCCGACAACCCCCATTCAACTGCGTATGGTATCGCGCAGGTTCTAAAGACACCTCACGGGTCTACAATTGAATATCAAGTTCGACAAGGACTGAAGTACATAGTCCATCGTTATGAAAGACCCACACGTGCGTGGGACTTCTGGCAAAGGAACTATTACTACTAATGTCGTCGAAGTCGAAGGTAAAGGGTTCCCAAGCGGAACGCGATGTAGTCAAGTACCTTCAGCAGTGGTTCCCGTATGCCGAGCGTCGGCTTGCGGGAGCCACCGCAGACAAAGGTGATATCGCTGGTATCAATGGCGTGTGTATCGAGATAAAGAACCACGCAAAGCTAGACCTCGCTGGTTGGTTAGCCGAGCTTGAGGTCGAGACGAAGAACGCTAAAGCGTGGACGGGTACAGTCATTCACAAGCGCAAGGGAAAAGGAAATCCTGCCGACTGGTACGCTACAATGCCGGTATCAGTATGGATTGAACTGCTCAGGAAGGCGATAGGATGACATACGAAGGCTTTGATGCAGAGGGAAAATCTGGTATAGATATCTTTCCTATGGAAAGGTTCGAAAGATTTATCCGTGAACAGATAGCCAACGATTTAGAAAGACAGGCTACGTACGCAATGATAAGTAACGAATACAACTTCAATGATACTGCTGTTCGTGCCAAGACTTATCATCACGCTGCTTTGATAGTTAGGGGTGAGTTGCCATGACCCTCGAAAAGCCTGATATTACGCTGATTTTAGAGCATTTTGGGGCTACCCGGATACCGACTCGTCGTGGTTGGTTCTCGATGAAGTGTCCCTTCCATGGTGACAGTCACGCATCTGCGACAGCTAACCGAGACGAGAATGCTTTTTGTTGTTTCGCCTGCCAGATAAAAGGTGATGGCTTCGCTATAATTATGCAGAGAGAAGGGGTGGGGTTCCGTGAAGCAGTCAGCATCGCAAAGAGAATTCTTGAATCGCGCGGCGAAGTACTACGCGAGCGCAGTGGACGAGGCGGAGGAATATCTCGCCGACAGAGGAATCAATCTGGATATAGCGAGGAAGGTAGGCTTGGGCGTCGTACTCGACCCAATGCTAGGGCATGAACAATATGAAGGTCGTCTCTCTATTCCATACATCACGCGTTCAGGTGTCGTTGATATACGCTTCAGAGCGTTGGACAACAGTGAGCCTAAGTACCTTGGCTTACCTGGCGCGAAGACTCACCTCTATAACACCAAAGGATACTTTAGAGCGGGAAATACGATTTCACTTTGTGAAGGGGAAATTGACACCATCACGCTCGATTACGGTTGTGGGGTGCCGTCTGTTGGAATCCCAGGAGTCAACAACTGGAAGAAGCATTACACAAGATTACTCAGTGACTTTGAAACAGTCATCCTTTTTGCAGATGGCGACCAAGCCGGTAACGACTTCTCTAAGAACCTTAGTCGCGAACTTCCCAATCTTATTACTATTCACTTACCAGAGGGCGAGGATGTCAATTCTGTCTTTGTACAGAAGGGTCCGACGTACTTTCGTGAGAAGATAGCGAGTGCTAAATGATAATTCCAGACAAAGATGGTTTCTTCCACTGCGAGAACAAGGGGTGCTCCTATGAAACAGATGACCTATTCGAGTTACTCGAGCACAACGGAGTTGAATACACATGGGGCGTACGCCTCTCTGCAAAGCATAGTTTCGATATGTTCAAGTTCCTTGATAGTGTCGACCACGCCCTCTGCCACGGAGACTACGAAGAAATCGAAACCATCGTCCAGTCAGCTCTCATGCTTTTTATCAACGCCAGCAGCGACGAGCTCGATGACTTCATTATGGAATCTACTATCATCTCTGAATCTGAAACTATGATAACTGGAATCGAATCAATGCTAAGGAGCAACGATGAGCAATAGAGACTTTGAGAAAGATGTGGTTCGTACATTTGACGAACTCATCAACCTTCTCATATCCAAGCACAATGACTACGGACCAAGGAACATATCCGATAGTCCTGGGGGACCTATCAACGGGTTGAGGGTAAGGATGCACGACAAGCTTGCGCGTATCAACAACCTCATCGACAACAACAAGGACCCCAAACACGAATCCCTTGAGGACTCGTTCCGGGATATGGCGAACTACTCAGTCATCGCACTGATGGTTCTGAAAGGAAAATGGCCGAATGATTAGAAAGTTCGGACCTTACAAAGGTTCAAAGCAGAACGGTGGGAGACCCATCTATGTATTCAAGCGCAAGAAGAAGAACGGTGAGACTGTTACTACTTCTTCTAACAAAGCCCGTGTTGAGTATGAAGAGTCTACTGGACGCACTTTACCGCGCGAGCAAGAGGTAGACCACAAGAACAACAAGGGTCGTGACGGCGATGACCGCAAGAGTAATCTTCGTGTCGTATCCAAGAGCAAGAACGTTGCCATGGAGAACAAGCGTCGTGCTAAAAAGAAGGCTAAGCCTAAGAAAAAGGGGACCAAGAAAGCATGAAGCGAGTCGTTGTTCTATCTGATATCCAGGCACCAAGCCACGATGGCAGGGCTATCACCACGCTGTATGAGTTCGTTAGAGACTTTGAACCTGATGAGTTGTACTGCGTAGGCGATGAGGCGGACAGTCCTGAACCTTCCCGTTGGAATAAGGGTAGGGCAGCGGAGTATGCTAAGACGCTTCAAGCAGGGCTAGACAAGACGAGCGAGATAATGGAAGGCTTCAAGGAAGCCCTTGGGGACAAGCCCTTCCATGTGATGAGGAGTAATCATGGGGACAGAATCGGAAACTACATCGACAAATACGCTCCAGCACTTGCTGGCTTGCGCGATTTGGAGTATGAGAAGTTGCTCAGATATGACGAACTCAGTATTACGTTCCACGATAAAATCTGGTCGTTTGCCCCAGGATGGGCTCTTGCCCATGGAGACGAGGGAAACCTTATTCAGACTGCGGGAGGAACTGCGCTTAGCCTATCGCGACGTATCGGATTATCTGTCGTATGTGGACACACGCACCGGCAAGGAATCCAACATTACCATGTGGGATATAACGGAAGAATCTCCAGCAGACTCTTCGGTGTAGAAGTCGGACACTTGATGGACCTCAACAAGGCAACCTACCTGACCACTGGCTCAGCCAATTGGCAACAGGGATTCACTGTCTTGTACATCCGTCGTGGCAACGTCACTCCTGTCAATGTTCCTATCATTGGACGTTCGTTTACCGTTGAGGGAGAAACGTACGCGTGGTAATGATTGAAAACTATGAGGGCCTGGTTGCCCATATAGCTCATGAGTTCTCTCGTAAGTACTATATGGTCGACTCCTCTGATATCCGTCAGCAGTTGTGGCTGTGGTTCTTTGAGCACCCCAATAAGGTCAAGTTGTGGGAGAGTTATGATGCAAAAGAAACAACTAAGATTATTGCACGGTCTCTTAGGAATGCAGCGAAGGACTACTGCCAGAAGGAAAAGGCTCGTTTTAGTGGCTATAACATTGATGATGTCTACTACTATGATAGGCAGATTATTGAGCTCATTCTTCCTACTGTTCTTCGTGGGGATGCTATTCCTCCTCAATGGCAGGACCTAGACCTCTTCGTATTCAAGAAGAAGGTCCTTTCTGAGGGTGGCAACTTGATGGCTATGACTGCTGACGTGGATAGGGCCTTGCGTAAGCTCAAGCCGGAACAGCTATCTATCATCTATCTTCGATTCGGCGATGGATGTGATAACACTACGCTAGCCCGAGAACTTAGCGTAAGCGAAGATGCAGCACGGATGCGCGTGAACCGCGCTATGAACAACCTAATGAATATTCTGGGAGGCTCCAAGCCTCACCGAGAGCGTGATTTGACGAACGACGAAGTTGAGAAGCTGGCTGCGAAAAATTCAGAGAACGGCGACGACTTCCCCAACACAAACTTTCCTGACGAGGCGCTGGGCGAGGAGGTCGAGGATGATTTGCCCGAGTTGTAAGGTTGCCGGAGACTTCACGGCGCGTGAGGCGTATCATATGGCGGAGAAGTTCCATGTGGAGTGCTGTGGGGATTGTACCTGCCAACACCACACCGATGGTCAGTGGATTCAGGGCATAAGAAAAGCCCCCACGCCGAAGCGTGAGGGCTAGTCTCTGTACGATTATCGTACGGCGTGGTCCCACTTGTTATCATGGGCGTCACTGAGCACAGTCTCCAACAATGTGTCTATGAAGTTGTTGACTCTGCCTTCCATTTCCTGAACTACCCATTCGAGTTGTTCAGTGCTGATTGATTCAGTGAACAGAAACGAGTACGCATCGCGTATCTCATCTGTTGTGAGTTGTATAACTGTGGTCATGGCTAGACTTCCAGCCTTACATACTCCATCGCAACCCTAAGTAGGTTGTTGTAATCGCCAGAGGTCGATTCAGCGAAGTACTGTTCGACCACTTCATCGGGTACGCCCTCCTTGCGGAGAGCGCCCGACACGGCTGCCATAATACTGAAAGCGTTTCCGTCATATGGCGTGACGGCTAGGTCGTACTTGGGCATTGTTACCTTTCTGTGAGTGTACGATTATCGTACATTTCTGCCTGTGAAGTCATCACGGCAGTCTTGACACCACTTACTCTCGGGAGTTCGTGGCTCTTGTACTTCACATATCTCGCACCACTTGTTCATAGTGCTATGAATAGGATAACACCTACTCCGATAAGTGTTGTAACAGCCGTCATCGCGATAAGCGATAACTGTTCGCCAACAGACCCTACGAAGTAGTCTATTTCCTCATTCGTCACTTGCCACACCCTCTCTATGATAGTGCGGAATCGTGTTAGTCATGAGAACAGGGATAGATTCTGCCCACTTCTGAATGTCGGCACGCTCGTACCAATCCAGACCTGCCCATATCCCATAGAGTCCGGCATACTGTAATGAGTAGTCCAGACACTCTTGGAGAGCAGGGCAGGTTGAGCATATCTCCCTCGCTTTCATGGCTTCCGGTGTCCTAGACCACGCCCTGTTGCCTGATTTCTCTTGTGGAAACCAGAGTTCAGGGTCGTGGTCTGAACACGATGCGTGATTCTCGAACCGAGGCATATGGTCGTTATACATGACTTATCCTCTCTGTACGATTATCGTACACATCATCCGCATACGCCAGAGCGCATGTGTAGCAGTAGATTCTAACACTGTGGAAGTACGCATGAGCCTGGATTGGCTCATCGCACTTCCAACATCGTGTTTCAGTTAGCATTGTTCACCTTTCTAGCGGAAGTTGTCCCGCTAGTTCATGATAGTGCGTGGCTCGCTCTATCAGTTGAGCATGTCTCTCATGCTCGCCCCGTTCTAACGCTTGTTCAGCGTCGAACAGGAACAGTTCGGCTCGCTTGCCGTAGTAGTAGGGTGTCGGTGGCACTATTCCCGACTTCTCCCTGCGGTTGCGCTTTGGTGTGTGCCTGCGCTTGCGCCTAGCCAATGTGCCAACCTCCAGCCTTATCGTACCTTGACTTTGGGCGGTCAAGGTGAATCGAACCTGTTAGGTGGTACGCCTTGTCGTGCTCTTTGCCCTTGTAACACAGGCACGCTTCCTTGTATTGTTCACATTCGAAGCATGAATGGCAATACGGACAGAAGGACAGGTCATCCTCCTCTATCTGCCATGAATCGAGCATACCGAAGCACGCAGGGCATTCGACCATGCTGTATTGCTCGTAAGTGTTGTCTGAGAGCATGGATGTAGCAGTGTTAGCCCACAGCCACTTGCGAGAGTAGTCAATGTCGCATGAGTCGTTAGACCACCACACGCCGTCACCGTCGATGTTGCCCTTCTCCTCATGAATCAGGTAGCAGTTACGCTTGGCTTCAGGGTCAAGGGTCAGGATACAGACCTTAGAACCGGTGGTGAAGTCCTCGACTAGGTTCATGACCTGAACATTGTCGAGAGCAGAGACACCGCCAATGCTAGGCAGTAAGTCCTCGGCGAAGATACGCGTATCGCTACGCAGGTCGCCTGTCGGCTGGACGATGGGCAAGATACCGTTGTGAGCAAGCACTGTACGATTATCGTACCCCACTTGGAACGGATGGCAGTTGTCCACTGTCGTTGACCCGTGAGTGGCTAGGCGTGCGTGCCACATAGCGAAACTCTCCGGATACTTGGTACGCATTTCCAAGAACCGGTTGATAGATGTATCAGGGTTCATGGTGCGCTCGACATGGATTCTATCCTCTGCCGGTATGATGATAGCGAAGCCGAATCCGTCCGGATTATTGAGAGCGGAGTTCTCCAACTTCTCGCGTGACGGGATTACATTCGGTGGAATTACGCATAACATACACATGATTAGTTGTCCTCTTCTTCCGTACGATTATCGTACACTTGTTCTTGCTTGGCTACGGTGTCCATGTAATCCAACAGATGTGGATACTTGTCGGCGTTCTGATAGACATACCCTGAGAAGGCTATCCATGAGAGCGCCTTATTGGCGGCACTAACACGCAGGTTGCGTGTGTACTCGACAGCAGAGTGAACGAACTCAAGGTTAGCCATCAAGCGCTCACGCTTGAGTGAACCTCGGAACACGCGCACTTCTATCGTGTTACTGTTCTCGACATTGACGGCTGAGTAGTGACCCTCGCTTTGGTAGCCGTGTTTCACCTTGCGCCATAGGTTGCCCTTGTCGCTGAACCTTGCCCAATCCGACTTCCTACCAGCCAGCCGTTGTACCTGTCGCTCATTGTCGTAGATGAGTTTCAGGAACTTCAGCTCGTGCTGTTGCCGTACGATTATCGTACGCTGATAGTAGACCTCCGGACTATCGGAAGGTTTCATGCCCGGACCGAAGGCATAGCGCGAGACATGGACATGGAAGCCACACCGAGGAGAGTTCCACGAGACCAAGTTGTTACGCTTGGCAACCTGAATGAACTCCCACGGAAAGTTCTCCTTGTACTCCTCCAGCGTGTGAGGGTGCGTGACTATCTCGAACCCACCACGCAGAGAGCCGTCCTCCTTCATGTAGGCACGCGCGCCGAGCACTTCCTGTATCTTGACGGCTTCGTCGTAACAGTTGTCCTCATTGCGTTCCTCTACCTCTAACTCGAAACCGAGATGGTAGAAGGGAGTCGATTCCTTGCTCTTACCAAAGAGACAGGGAAACGGCTTGTAGCCGTAGGAGTGGACAACTGAACTTTCTCGATTACAATCGTGAAAGTCGTCATTGTGTACATATTGGTCACAGTTGTCGCAGTACCAGAAATGTTCGTTTCTACAATCTCCACAGTAGATGTAATCGTCATTCGTGAAGTAGTCATTGTGGTCATATGTGAAGTAGTCACTACATGAGTCACAACAGAACCACGAATCGTGGTGCTCATCTTTTTCCTCTTTCCATTCTTCTAGGTGGACGGAACACAGTCGCTCACCGTCTGCGTGGTGGAATGTGTAATAAGTCCATGACGATGATGGAACTTGAGACCAATTATTCCGGTCCCAAGTTGAGTAGGAGTCAATGACCAACTTGCCACGACACCCTACGTGTGAGCAGGTGCTCACACTTGAGCACTTCCGGTGAACTACTAACATCTTTCCGGTGGCGTCGTACGCCATGACCTGTTGATACCTTTCTTCACTTTCCAAGAACGGTCTGTAACAGACTTCGCACCACTCCGTCATGCCCACCGTACGATAATCATACGCTGACTGTATGGCTTCGTTGAGGAGTCGGTGCGCCGTGCCGGTTGGCATACCTGGGTGTAGGTGTGCGATGTTGTGACGCGAGTACTGTAGCGCGCAGTCCACGCAGTGTTGTCTTTCCTTCTGTGATTCCGTCATGTAGTTATTGACGAACATGTAGTCAGGTTGTCCACAGTGGAAGCAAGAGGCGACACCGCCAACCTGAGTCCATTCGACCTTGATTTCATCGGTCATGACTTGACCTCCAATATCTTCAGCATAATCGGGTCACATTCCCCGTCCGTATAGACGATGAACCTATCAGAATCGAGAGTATCTACTTCCCAATCCTGAAGGTAATCTGCCAACTCGTAGAGTTCTATGTTGTGTATGTCGTAGAACTCTCCGGTGTAATCCCAATGTCCACACTCCGAGAGTTTCTGAACCCTTACTGTTCCGAAGTTGTACCCATCAAGAACTACATCCTCCAGAGAGTCGTAGGTGTCTGTGCCTGTACCGCAACAGATACCGAGATAGGTATGCTCATATCTGATAGTCATGGTCTGACCTCCGTACGATAATCGTACAAGTCAGAGCATTTGCCGTAGCCGAGTGCGTTCCCATGTGTCTCGCCCACCCAACAGGTGTCGCGAGTCGCATAGGTGAACAGGGCAACAGCCAGCAGAATCAACACGACGACGACGAACTTACCGCGACGCGTGAGTCTAACTCCGTTCATGCTATGTCCTTCCGTTCTGCCTTGATTAGAACCTGTACGATAATCGTACGAGGTGTTGAGGCAGGTGAAGGCAAGGACACCTACCTCAACTATCAAAGTATCCCAGAAGCGGTTTCCTAAGTCAAGCCCCTACCGGTGTGGGCCGTGCGCGTAAAACGGCGATAGGAGTGCTAGCGTCTGCCGACACAAACTACGGCGAGGAAGCCCCTCGCCTCGTTCACCAGCCGTACGATTCTCGTACACCACGGAACGGCTACCGATGTGCTAGCGAGTGCCGACACAAACTTCGTCGCACACGCTTCGCGTGTGCTCCTACACAAACTCGCGCGCGCGCCCGATGCGCGCCGGACATGCGAAAGCGCCCGACCCTTTCGAGTCGAGCGCCTTCGAGTGCTACCGGCTAAGCGACTTTGACCGCCTTCCCTGCCGGATGAGAGTTACGAGTTGCCTTGCTCATGACTTCGACAATGGTGAGAAACTTGGTCCATGTCTCGGGATTCTTTGGTGTGATGTCCTCGAACTCGCCAGCCGTCACAATGAACGCTTCGATGAGGTCATCCACCGACTCAAAGCCCTGCGCGTCCTTGACCGACTTGCGCCCAGCCTTCGCGCGCTCGCCCTGCTTAGGTGTCTGCTTGACCAAATCCGCGAATGACTTCGCGCCTTCGACCTTCGCTTCGAAGTCCTTACCAAAGGCGCGCTTTGCTTGGATAGTCGCGTTGAGAACATCCTTGAGCGCCTTCGACTTTCCACCTTCCAACGAGCGCACCTTCGATGAAGCAGTGAAGTATTGAGCCGTCGAAGGTTTGATAGTTGGAAGCGAACCAGCCTTAGAGGCTTCCTCGATGGTGAGTTTCAGACCGCGCACCGAAATCTCGCCGGAGTTGAGCATACGCACCGCCTTCTCATAGGCGCGGAGTTCTGCTTCGAAGTTGAGCGCGCCTTCGAAATCGGCTTGGAGTTGGACATTGACTACATCAAGGGATGAAACTGCCTTACCGGACTTGCTTGCTTTCTTTGCCATGACTTGCCTTTCGATTAGGTGGCTTGCCTAGTGCTTGCCACTAGGAACAAGGTACCGGAAGCCCCGGCTTAGGTCAAATCACCGCGCCCAAGCCCTAGCCGTACGATAATCGTACGCTCACACGCTCACGCTCAGACCCCCACCGCAGAGAGCCACCCGACACAAACCCCCAAGAGTTAGCCCGTAGCCGTCAGGTTATAAAAATCGCGCTCGCTCGCTGGCGCTCGCTCGCACCTGACGGTGGTGCTACTCCACACGCCCTCCCTTGCCCGCCGAAAAACTTCGAGTCGCCCGTGGCGACCCCAGTTTTTATAACGGGCGGAGCCCGTGTAATACACTCTCCCACCACAATATTTTTCCAGTATTTGCCCCCTAGTTGTCCGATTTGCCCCTATATTTATAACAATTTGATAACAAAGCGTTCGGAATCGTCTTCTGAACGGGTTAGTATATATAGGGGATATAAAAGACGAGCGAGAAGCCAATAGCGAGTCTTCGGGTATCGGCGGGCTTGATGCCCGCCTTACAGGGGGTAGTGAGGCGCTCTGAGGGAGCGCCGAACGAAGGGGGATTTATAATGGAGGTTTTATATGGCGGCTAAGTCTGGTGGCGAACACCATAATGTCGCTAAGCTGAAAGAGGCTAAAGCCAAGGTATTAGATTTCGTCCGTCAAGGACTAGACCTGCAAGATGCGATTGCACGTGCTGGCAGGAAGCCTGATGTGATGAAAGACTGGCGGAAAGACTCCAGGTTCGTCAAAGACCTCGAGGCTGCCAGGGAAGAAGGCGAGCGCACCCTCAGTATCGTAACTGGGGATGCCAAGTACAAGATAGGGTTTGAGCAGTTCTCTGCAGAGTTCTTAGACTCTCCCATCTTTCCACACCATAGAGCATGGATTGATGTACTTGAGGGGCGCGAGCCGTCCTGGACCCACCCCTCCATGACCTACTCACCCTCCAGCGCTAAACGCCTTCTCATCAACGTCCCGCCCGAGCACGCCAAGTCCACGGTGATTACCGTCAACTACTGCGTCTATCGGATAGCGATGGACCCGAATGTCAAGATTACGATTGTCTCCAAGACTCAAGAGCGCGCCAAGGAATACCTCTACTCCATCAAGCAGCGCCTAAGTCATGAGCGCTGGTCAAAACTCCAGGCCGTCTACGGCTCCTCCGGGGGTTGGAAAGAAGACGCCGATACCTGGAAGGCTGACCGTATCTACCTTAGCCGAGACTCGACCGAAAAGGACCCTACCGTCCAGGCGCTCGGTATCGGTGGACAAATCACCGGAGCCCGCTCCAACCTCATCATCCTAGATGACGTGGTGACGACCTCCAATGCCCATGAGTGGGAGAAGCAACTCCTCTGGCTTCAGAGGGACGTCGTGACCCGTCTGGGTGATAACGGTAAGCTTCTCATCGTAGGCACGCGTATCGCTGCCAATGACCTCTACCGCGAGATTAGAAACCCCGCCCACTGGACGGGTGGCAAGACTCCGTTCACATACTTCGCTATGCCAGCCGTATTGGAGTACCATGACAAGCCAGAAAAGTGGGTTACGCTGTGGCCTAAGTCCCATATCCCATGGGAGGGTTCTGAAGAAGGCATCCTTCCCGATGAGGACGGCTTATATCCTAAGTGGGACGGACCCGCACTGTTTAGACGCAGAAGCGAGGTTAGCCCGAGCGCTTGGGCTCTGGTATACCAGCAACAGGATGTACAAGAAGATTCTATCTTTTCCCCTGCGTGTGTCCAAGGTTCTCTCAACCGGATGCGAAAGCGTGGTCCGCTAAAGCCGGGAGTACCGGGTCATCCCAAGGTACATGGCGCGTGGTACACCATCATGGGTCTCGACCCAGCGATGACAGGTAACACCGCAGCCGTGATTATGACGGTCGACCGCAATACCCGCAAGAGGTACATCCTCGACGTGGAGAACATGTCGGACCCAACCCCACAGAAGATTAGACAGCTTATCGAAGACTGGGTACACAAGTACCAGCCTCAAGAGCTCCGCATCGAAATCAACGCTCACCAGAAGGCTTACGCCCTGGATGACGACCTACGAGCATTCCTGGCATCGACAGGTGTTAGGTTCTCCAGCCAGTTCACTGGCAAGAACAAATGGGATACCTCGTTTGGTGTAGCAGCGATGTCAGGTCTTTTTGGTACCATGCGTAATGGAAACCACCAGAACGATAACCTGATAGAACTGCCGTCACAGGATGGCTCCGAAGGTGTGAAGGCTCTGATACAGCAGTTGATTACCTGGAGTCCTGAGACTAGAAACAAGACCGACTGCGTGATGGCGCTCTGGTTCTGCGAGTTGAGGGCTAAGGAAGTCATCAGCAACGCACGAATTGACCAAAGCCACGTCACGAACCGATGGGCAACCAGGCGTCAAATGGAACAGCGTTACTCAGTCAACCTGAGTGACTACGAAATGGCGATGTACGAATAGGATATCAAGTGGACATTAGCACAATTGCGAGGCGAGTAGATAACCTCAAGCAGCGTAACGCTGCCCGTGATGCTCGTATGAACGACATCCTCGCTGTACGCAAGGGTCAGATGGGTGCAATCTTCCCAGACCTGTTCCCTGAGGGTCTCGAGAGACCCATGGTTGCTAACTTTGTCGACGTTGCAGCACGCGACTTGGCAGAGGTTCTTGCTCCACTCCCATCCTTCAACTGCACAACCGATAACGTCAACTCAGATAGGGCGCGTGCCTTTGCTGATAAGCGCGGTCTGATTGCAAACAACTACGTTGCTACCTCACGCCTTCAGTCACAGATGTACTGGGGCGCTGACTGGTACTTCTCATACGGCTTCTTGCCATTCCATGTAGAGCCAGACTTCGAGACCAACCTCCCACGTATCCGCCTTGATGACCCTATCGGCGCATATCCAGAGTTCAACCGCTTCGGTGAGTGTATCGCATACGCTAAGCGCTACATGAAGACACTTGGTGAAATCGTCAACGACTTCCCTGAGTACTCTGGCGCCCTTCTTGGGCGTGAAGGCTGGAACCAAGATACCTCCAGCATGGTAGAGCTTATCCGCTATGTCGATAAGGACCAGATTGTCCTGTATCTGCCATCACGCGGAAACATGGTACTAAGCGAAGCTAACAACCCGCTTGGCAAGATGAACATCTTTGTCGCGCGCCGCCCTGGTATCGACGATGAGACCCGCGGACAGTTCGACGATGTTCTCTATGTCCAGCTTGCTCGCGCTCGCTTTGCTAACCTTGCGATGGAAGCAGCTGAGAAGTCAATCCAATCGCCACTTGTCGTGCCATCGGATGTGCTCGACTTGCCTATGGGCGCAGATGCAATCATCCGTACTGCAACCCCTGGTGGAGTACAGCGCGTACGTCTTGACGTGCCACCTGCTGCATTCCAAGAGCAGGCTGCGTTGCAAGCAGAACTACGTCTTGGCTCTCGCTATCCCGAGGGTCGTACCGGCAACATCGACGCCAGCATCATCACCGGTCAAGGTGTCCAAGCACTACTTGGTGCCTTCGACTCGCAAATCAAAGCTGGTCAGACCATCATCGCAGAGACGATGGAAGATGTTGTCAAAACATGTTTCGAAATGGATGAACTCCTTTTCGATAAAGAAAAGAATGTCAAGGGTGTCGCACACGGTACTCCATACGAGTTACAGTACACACCAAGAAAAGACATCAAGGGCGACTACACTATTGAGGTGCGGTACGGCTTGATGGCAGGACTTGACCCTTCGCGAGCCTTGATATTCTCTCTTCAGGCTTTGGGTGCAGAACTTGTATCCAAAGACTTCATTCGACGCGAGTTGCCTTGGAGCATCAACGTATCTCTTGAAGAGCAACGCATCGAAGTCGAGAAGATGCGGACTAACCTCTCAGCTGCCATTACTGCAACCGCGCAAGCGATTCCAGCTATGGCTGCTCAGGGGCAAGACCCGACTCCTCTCATTCAGAAAATTGCTGATGTCATCGAAAGACGTCGCAAAGGGGACAGTATCGAGACTGCTGCTTTGGCAGTGTTCGCTCCTAAAGAGCCCGAGCAACCAGAGCAGGCAAGTACGACCTCACCAGAAATGCAGGGTCCGGTTGAGACGCCTCCGTCCCCAGTCGCTCCTGGACCCTCTGGTGAGGTCCCTCAACAATCAGCAGAAATGAGTTTGCAGCAGTTGCTCGCAGGACTTGGAGGATAACATGGCAGCAAAGAAGAGACCTTCACGCAAGAAGGTTCAGACTGTTGCCGATGAGTCTTACAGCCCGCTAGAGCAATACTGCATCTGGCTGAATGAGTATTACAAAGCCCTGAAGAAGGCTGGATTCCCATACGATATTGCGATGACGATTATGATGGATAAGGATTCTTATCCCGAGTGGGCTCCTTACAAGAAAAATTACAATCCGAATGACGAGGACTAATTCATGTCTATGCAGGATACTCCTGGAGGTCCAGGACGGTTTGCTCGCAGAAACGACCTCGGCAACGTAAAGAAGATTCAACGCGAGGGCAAGAACATCGCTGAAGCGCGCGGTGGTGCCTATGGCGAGCGCCAAGAGATGCAGCAACTTGCATCAGGTGCGCCAACTACAGGACCTGCTGAGCCGACAACTGGCTTCAACCCAGCGTTGCTTCCTGCGGTTCCTGCTTTTGCACCAGGTAATCCTGAAGTTCCATTGAGCGAAGGTTCTCCTGTCGGACCTGGAGGAACACAGCAACAGACTCCTGTTGATTCGATGGACACTGGTGCCATCCTCGCTCGCGCACTTTTTGCTGCAAACCCCACTTCCCAACTAGCTAGACTTGTAGAAGCATATGAAGAAATGGGTCTGTAGTGCCAGAATCAACCTTGTCGCCTGCTGCCCAGGCAGTCTATAACAACAGAAGAGACGCAGTTGAGCGTACTATTCGCGTGCAAATGGCGAATCTTACGCCTCAGATGTATCAAAATTTCCAAGACATTACCTCAAAGTACTCTAGCATTAGCCCTGACCTCGCTATGTCGATGGTTAGCCAGGGACTCAATGCTAATACTCCGGGCATCGACAAGATAGTTTCTGCAGATGGCATCTCGCAATTGAAGCGAGACCAGTTCAATGTGGACAAAATCAAGTCTACAGTGGACAGAGACAAGGGAATCCTTGGCGCAATCAGCTCTGCGTACAAAAGTACCATCTATGACCCTCTCAAAGGTGCCACACGTATCGCTTTTGCTGCGCTTCGTTACCCATATGACCTTGTTACCACGCTAACGCGTGACATTTTTGCGTTTGATGAGCCTTCGGGAACGCAAGGTACACAGTTTGTAAAAGATTTAGCAACACTCGGCGGTAGAAACACCCAACTTGGTGCTTTGATTGCAGATGCGGTGGGTGGTAAGCCTGGTGTTCAGACTGGTTCTGGTTTCTTTATCAATCCTAACAGCCGTGTTGGTAAAGCACAGGCGCGTGCTATGTCATCTTATGGCACTATTGAGGGCGAGTCTTTTACCATTGGACGTAACGTATTCCGTGCGATGGCGGACAGCCCGGACAAGACGGGCTACAAAGTAGCTTCAGGCATTGTAGATGCCGTTCTCAACGTAGGTCTTGACCCTTCCACATGGTTCTTTGGTGCTGGTGCAGCAACTAAGATTCTCAAAGGCTCAAAGAAGTTTAGCGAAGCTAAAGAAACCGCAAAGATTTTTGCTCCTGAGACTCTCGGCGAGATTGCTAAGGGCGAGCGCAAGCGTATGTCTAATAACCTTGCGCGTAACGAGCGTAAGCTCGCACAGCTTGAAGCACAGCGCGCACAACAAGCATCTAAAGGTCTCAATAAAGTACTTCGCGTAGAGACAGATTCATTCAAATCAGTCGGAACTGACGCAGCAGCTAAGGAAACGCTTTCTCCAAGAAGTCTTGCTAACTGGATGGTAACGAATCCAAAGGTTCAAAACGGAGAGATGCTAAGGGGCTTAGATGCTCTTTCGGCTGACCAAAAGGCACTTGCTGGTTTTGCTGATGCTGGTATCTTTATGGATGAACTGCCAGAGGCAGGTAAAGTTTCCGTTGGCGTGATGGCTGACGATGCAGAGATGTTCGTTACTGGTCTAGCTAAGACTAAACTCAAAGTGCTTGATTTAGCTGATGACATGTCAAAGCGAACAGGTAAGCAAATACAGGACGAAACCAATCGTCGCAACATGCTTATCGAACAACTCGATGACTATGCTAGAGACCCAAATCTCAGCCCAGAACTTCGTGGCGTGTTTGCTGGCATAGCAGGTGGAATAAAGACTGATGCCATGACCCTCAATGGGTTTGCATGGGCTCGTCCACAGATTGCTCTTGAGGGTGTACAAAATAACAATACCCTTGGATATATTCTTGGTCAAATACATAAGACAAAAAACCAAGAAGCTTTGACTATGGTTCTTGACGACATACTCAAAATTTGGAAAGTTGATGCGATAAGCAACGTTCGTTCCATTATTGGTTCCACTGGTGGAGTTGTCGTACTCAATGGGAGCAAAGTTGGCGCTAGCTACGCACAGATTGGTAATGCGCTCGCTGAGATAGCAGAGCCCACTAACCTTGGTCCTAACGTAGCAAAGCTACTCCAAAGCCTTGGTGATACCGATAAGCAGATTGCTAAGACTAGCGAGCGTGTCAAGAAGCTGGAAGAAGAGCGCAAGTTGCTCGACCGCCAGATGAAGGATATCGACCTTTTCCGCGAGTATGCTAACAGTGACCCAGAGATGCTTGCAAAGCTTGCTGGTGAAGACACTAACTGGCAAGGTATCGCTAACATTGTCAAACTGAAGCCTAGTATTGACCAAAAGGACGCACTTGCTGAGGCTGTGCGCGATGCAGTTGGTATCGTAGATTTTCCTGGTGGTGGTATTGCAGATATCCCACGCTTTCGTGACACCCTCAAGTACATGCTTGGACGTCAGTTCCAGGAAGTTGCTGAAGTTGTAGCAAAGGAAACTAGCCCTTCGCGTATCCGAAGACTCTTTGGTAATAAGCTCGATGCCGAAATGGTCGTAGCCCTAAGCAAGGCCGAGAACTCAGATGATGTTCTACGTATATTCTTACAGCAAATGGGTTCTGTTGAGACAGACCCACAGATTTTCAAGTCACTCGCCCTGCGTGGAGAAGCTGCTCGCTTGAGTAGCAACCCACTTGCGCGAATCGTACAACCCGTAAACCTGCTTCCACTTCGTTCACTTGAGAACCTGGATAGGGTCTACAGCCGATTCTTTGTCCGCTCAACAGCACTCAACCTCAATGACCTGACCGGTCTTACCAATGGCG